TCAATTGCTTCATCTGGTAATTGATATCTAACGATTGTGTCTGTTTTTATACCTGTAAAACTTCTACCAGCACATGTAGCAACACCAGTTGTTCCAATATTTAATTTATCTACAATACTAAACCCAGTTGGAACTCTTCTTTGCAAAACAGTATCTGCAACAAAATCAGAAGCATATCCAGATAAAGAAGATGCATCTTGATAAACTGATTTAATATCCTGTATTCCAAAAGTTCTAACAGTGCTTATTGATCTTGGTATTTCCGAATCTTCATTGATAATAATTTGTTCACCTTGTACAAATACACCAGTAACTTGAGTTAGTTTAACAACTGCACTTCCACCAACTGCTGTTGCATATCCAGTCGCACCACTACTTAATCCTCTTACAAATGATGTATCAGGAAGTTCAGTATTACTTACAGATTGATTAAGCACTAAACGAGTAAATGTTTGAATGTCAAACAAATGTAAATCCCATTCAGTTGTATCACCAGTATAAGAAGCATCTGAAACTGCAAATGAATAGCACCTTGCTTGACCAACTAATTCACCAGTTCCAGAAGTATCTGAACCAGTTCTCTGATTATATAATTCTACAAACTTACTATCATCATTAATATTAGGTGCAGGTACACCAAAAGTATGATTAACTCTCAAAATAGTTCCCATTTGATATGGAACTAAAGAAGAATCAACTGTTTGTTTATCCCTTGGTTTGTCTACATCTAATATTGTAGAACCACCAAGATCAATATCATAACCCTTTACATATGCTGTTCCAGCAGATACTTTTACACACATTAAGTCATCTGATGGTGTATTTTGTTGATCTGTTACTTCATTTGATCTAAAAATACCTTCATTAGATACCCCATCATTTAATGAATTGAAAACTTGTACATCAAATGGTTGGACAGAATAATTACCAGATTCATCATAGGTTCTCTTGGCAAAATAATCTCTGATTAAAGAATAGTCAGATTTCTTGACAATTTTTTTGATTTCACCTTCATCTAATCTTATTAATTCGATAAAGTTTGTGTCATTAAAGTCTGTTAGACTTTTCTTTGCTAAAGTCGTGGTTATCTTTAATCTGTCAGCACCAGGAGCTGCATAGTTTGAAAATCCTCTTGCATTATCATAAAGAGAATCTTCCTCTTTTGCAGTAACTAATTGCTCATCTATATTTAAACCAACTCTATATGATGGTAAGTTTGAATATGGATCTAAAACAATTTTATCTGTGGATACATCTACAAAAGTTCCTCTAATAAAATATGTTCCAGAAGATATACCAACTGCAGATCCAATGGCAGAAGCATTGGTATCTACTAATGTTAAAATGGTTTCACCCTCATTTATAGCAGTATTACCATAAACAAATGATTCTTCAACT